GGCTGAGACTAATGAAAAGAAGGAGGAAACAAAGGCGAAAACATCCGCAGGAAACAAGCCGGTATACAAGGTAAATGAGCTTGCGGCAAAGGCACGTCAGATTTTCGGAACAACGCCGGAGGTTGTGACCGTGGCGCTAAACTCAGCTGGAAAGGAAATGGCAATGGTAGACGAAGCAAAGGCAACCGTCAAGGCGTTTTTGGAAAGAGAGGTAAATTAAATGGCACAATTTTTCATTATCGGTGAGAAAAAGACACGTCCCGGCGTCTATTTCCGCTATGAGAATTACGGCACACCACCGATTGCCGGAGTGGATGATGGCAAATGCGCAGCCGTATTTCGCTCCAACTGGGGACCGTTAGGGCAGGCGCTAGTTCTGGAACAGTCGGAGGACATTGCCAAGAAATACGGTGACGGCGGAGAGAACGGCACCACAGCCGTACCAATGGAACAGTTCAAGGGCGGGGCAAGGCTCGTCTATGCAATACGCCTGGGCAACGGCGGTACGCAGGGTATGTATAACATTGAGGATGAACAGTCTGAAACTGTCCTCCGTCTGATTTTGAAATATCCTGGCAGTAGGAAACTGTCGCTCACAATCAGACCTACACTTGCGGATGAAAACATCACGGAACTTCTTATTATCGAGGGGACTGAACAGCTGGAGAAGTTGACATTCGACAACACCAGCAATAGTGTTACCGCACTCCTGGAGGCGTATCAGAGCAAAGGCAGTGATTATTTCACCTTGACAAAGGTGAAAGACAGCAGTGAGAAACTGCAGACTATCGACCAGAAAGAAATAGAGGGTGGTACAGATCCGACAGTGAACGTGGCGGCATATAGCGCAGCGTTTGAGGTTTTGGAGGCATACCGTTGGAATGTCCTCTCTCTGGACACGGTAGACACACAGATTCAGAGTGTAATGCAGCTGTTCCTCAACCGTATTTATAACGGTGGTAAGTTCTGCATGGGCGTAATCGGTGAGCCGACAAGTGTTGATTTTGATACAAGGCTGCGGCACGCAAGCGCATACAACGATTACCAGATTGTGTATGTCGGAAATGGTTTTACTGACATCAGCGGCAATGTTTATGAGGGATATATGGCAGCCGCCCGGATTGCTGGGCTTATTGCAGGCACTCCAAGCAATGAGAGTATTACCCATGCCGCAATTACCGGGGCTGTGGAACTTACGGAAATGCTGACAAATAACCAGCATGAGCGGGCAATCAAGGCAGGTGCTTTGATGTTCAGCGTTTCTGCTGCGGACACTGTATGGGTTGAGCAGGGAATCAATACGCTTGTATTGCCAACGGCAAAAGAGGACGACGGCTGGAAAAAGATTAAGCGTGTGAAAGTGCGTTTTGAGTTGTTCCAGCGTCTGAATGATACCGTAGAGGTGCTGATAGGCAGAATCAATAATGATCCGGATGGACGGGCGACTGTAATCCAAGTGTCCAACGGAGTGTGCCAGACAATGGTATCTGAGAAGAAACTGCTGGCGGGCGCACACGTTGAATTAGACACGGATAACCCGCCGGAGGGAGACAGCGCATGGTTTCTGGTTTATGCGGATGATATCGACTCGCTTGAGAAAATGTACTATGCGTTTAAGTTCCGTTTCGCACCGGAAGAAACAGAGTAAAGGAGGGATGATAAATGGATGGATTAAACGATACCAGCCTGCTTGATGTCCGAAAGTTGATAAGCGGCAAAGATGGACAGCTTTTTGTAACCACGAAAGCAGGCACGAATCTTTTTCTTGCGGAGGTAGACACGTTCCAGACACAATTAAGCCCGACCAATGTGGATTACCAGCCTGTAGGAAGCGCATTGATTTATGCCGTAAATACTGGCTACAGCGTTACGATTACGCTGACAGAAGCAGTGGTCCGGGATGACATAATGATAAAAGAGTTTATAGAAGATGTGCAGAAAGGATATTTCCCGACATTTGACTTCCAGGGGAAATTGCGGCGCAGAGACGGACAGACAGAGAGAATGGTTTATAGAAACTGCGTCCCGGACGGCACGATTGACCTGCAGAACCTCAACCCTGGGGAGATTGTAAAGAGGGCGTGGAGCTTTAGGGTAAACGCTACACCGGAAATGTTGGATTATTTCAAAGACAAAGCATGGACACTTGCTGAATAGGAGGAATAGAAGATGTCAGAGATAAAGAAAAACACAATGCCAGAAATGTACGACGATAATCCTGCGGGCGTGGAAACACCCACGCAGGGGGACATTTTAATGAATGAGCAGGACATTCTCCGTGGTCTGATTGAGGCTGGTACGGAAAAGGATAACGAAAGCACCTACCGAAAAATTCAGATTAAGCGTGGGGGCGTTCTGAAATTTGAGTTCAGAATCAGGCCAATATCTGAGGAAGAATCCCTGGCCTGCCATGACCACGCTACGAAGTTTGCTCCACGAAAGAAAGGACAGCCGAAGAGGGAGATTGAAACCAATTCGGCCAAGTTCCGTTCCTGGCTTATTTACACAGCTACGGTTGACGAGGACAGGGCGAAAACATGGGATAACAGACAGGCGCAGGAAGCCCTTAATATTTTGCAGGGCGTTGATATGATTGATGCTGTCCTGCTTTCCGGAGAGAAAGACAGGATTATTGACGTAATAAATGAAATCAGCGGGTACGGCGACGATATGGACGAAACGGCAAAAAACTGATAAAGGCACGGGGCAAAGTCTATCTGATGATGAAAGTATGCGAGCGGTTTCCGCAACTTGGCAGGATAGTGGACTATATGGCATTGCCGCAGGGGGAAAGAGCTATCTACGAACAGTACACGCTTGACGCCATAGAAGCAGAGGCTAGGACACCCGTGCTGAGAATTGATGCAAGAGGGGGTGGCCGAAGGTGAGCAATACCACCGTGATTGATGTGATAGTCCAGGTGTCAGATGAAACCGGCAGCGGGGCAAGAAGCGCAGAGGCAAATGTCAGTAAACTGGAGCGTTCCATTATGAATCTCCAGAAACAAATTATGGGAATGAAAGGCAAAAGCAAGCTGGAAGTGGTTGCATCATTGAAAGATATGGCATCCAAAGGAATCCAGAGTGTAGCCTCAGCTGGAAAGAATATTGCCGGAAAAATCTGGACAGTCACGATGAAAGCGAAAGACCTTGTGACCGCTCCGTTCAAAAAAGTATTAGGGCTGATTACCAGCCCTGTGACGCAGGTAGCGGCATTTGCCGGAATATCCCTCGGTGTGGCAGACACACTGAATACATTTAAGGACTTTGAAGCGGCAATGTCGCAGGTCCAGGCTGTGAGCGGTGCTACTGGAAGTGACCTGGCAAAGCTGACGGACAAAGCAAAGGAAATGGGCGCATCTACCAAATTTACGGCGGCGGAGTCAGCAGAGGCCATGAACTATATGGCGATGGCAGGATGGAAAACAAAGGATATGCTTGGTGGCATCGAAGGAATTATGAACCTTGCAGCGGCATCCGGGGAAAGCCTTGGCACAACATCAGACATTGTGACAGACGCATTAACAGCGTTTAACATGAAAGCGTCCGATGCAGGGCATTTCTCGGATGTTTTGGCTGCTGCATCGTCCAATGCAAATACTAATGTAAGTATGATGGGCGAGACGTTCAAATACGCAGGTTCGATGGCGGGTTCACTGGGCTATTCCATAGAGGATGTTGCGCTTGCCACAGGGCTTATGGCAAATTCAGGCATCAAGGCATCTATGGGCGGTACAGCATTAAACTCTATCATGACAAGGCTTGCAACGGATGCAGGGGCATCTTCTAAAAAACTGGGCGCACTCGGCACCCTGACGAAAAAGCTGGGCGTGGAATTTTATGACGCACACGGCAATGCCAGAGACTTGTCAAAAGTCATGGAGGAAATGCGGAAAGCCACAAAGGGGATGAACGATGAAGAAAAATCCAGAATTGCAAAGACAATCGCTGGCACAGAGGCTCAGAAAGGACTTCTGGCGATTCTGAACGCATCGGAAAAGGATTATAAAAAGCTGTCAAAGGCAATTAACAATTCAGACGGGGCAGCTAAGGACATGGCTGACACCATGCAGGATAATCTCTCTGGTTCTATTACATATTTGCAGAGTGCAGTAGACGGCGTGAAGATTTCACTTGGGGAGAAATTAGCCCCTCGTGTAAAGGGAATCGTTGACTGGCTGACCGGGCAGATGCCTGCAGTTGAAAAAGCACTTGGCAGTTTTTTAGATATGGCACTTGACAAGGTAGACGACATCAAAAATAAGTTCGCCCAGATTTCAGAATCAGACGAATTTAAGAACGCCGACCTGTTCGGCAAGGTAAAGATTGCCTGGGACGAAATCATAGCAGAGCCGTTCTCAGAATGGTGGAATGGTTCAGGCAAGACATGGCTGGCAGGTAAAGCAGAGGAAATTGGTGGAGGATTTGGTTCGGCATTGCACAGTGGCATCATGGGGCTTTTAGGAGTTGATGTAGGCGGTGCGGTAACAGAGGGCGCAGATATTGGAAAAGCGTTTTCGGACGCATTTGTAGAAGCGTTCGACGGAAAAGAAGTAGGAAAAGCAATCTGGAAAGCAATCAAGGATGGAATGAAGGGACTTGTCTCAGACGCAGCAACACTCCTGCCTGGAGGAAGAGAGGCAACCAGCACAAGTGGATTGTCAGCTGGAATCCTTGGAATGGGTGCATTAAAGGTCGGCTCGAAAGTTCATAAAGTGTACAAGGGCGGCAAGGCCATCGTGAAGGGCGCTAAGGGGATTGGTAGCGCTATAGCTAATGCATCTGGGGTTTCTGATGGTATACAGATTGCAAAAGCGGCAAAGGACGGCGGAGCTGCTGCGCAGAGTGCGCTCGCAATGGCACAGAACGGTACGCTCGGCAAAGGTACACAGCTTGGGACAAAATTAGCTAGTGGTGCGTCTAAGGTATCTGCTGCATCCTCTAAAGGCGTGTCCAAAGTGGCTGCTGTGGCATCAAAGGGCGCCTCAAAGGTTGGAAAATTAGCCTCAAAGGCGGCGGTTCCCCTTGCAGCGGTAACATCAGCTGTTGAAATGGGCGTTGACGCATATCACGGTACAGGGAGGGCAGAAGAGTGGACTGGATCAGGAAGTACAGGCAATAAAGTAGCATCCGGAGTAGGTGCGGCACTTGGCGGTACTGGTGATGGCATCCTCGGCAAAGAGGGAGCAGGAAAGAAAGCTCTGGATGTAGGCGGAGGAGCTTTGAAGGGCGCAGGAATAGGTGCGGCGGTCGGTTCAATCATACCTGGTGCCGGTACTGCAGCAGGTGCAGGAGTAGGCGCAGCAGTCGGAGCAGCAGGAGCAGCAATCGGAGGCTCAAACATTGCCAAAGGTCTTTCTAAAGCTGGCGGAGCAATCAAAGGCTTTTTCACTGAAACTGTCCCGGAGAAATTCGGGGAATTTGCAGAGGGTGCCAAAGGATTTTTTACGGAGTCCGTGCCAAATGCAGTAAACGGCGCAAAAGAAAAGGTAACTGGATTATTGACGGAGACAATACCAGAGTAGTGCGGAGAGTGCAAGGAGGGGCTGGAAAGGCTGTTTACTGAGCAGATACCATATGCTCTTGGATATGCAGCAGGAAAAGTGACAGTTTTCTTCACAGAAACCGTTCCACAGAAGTTTGAAGAGTTATGGACAGAAATATCAGGTTTCTTCACAGAAACGGTGCCTGCGGCTGTATCGACAGCAGGAGCGGCAATTACAAATTTCTTTACAGTGAGCGTGCCAGAGTTTTTTACTGGACTATGGGAAGGAGTAACTGGGTTCTTTACGGAAACTGTGCCGTCAGCATTAGAGACAGTTGGCAGCGCATTGGCAACATTCTTTACAGAAAGCGTTCCGCAATTCTTCACGCAGATGTGGGAAGGAATAACGGGATTTTTTACTGAAACAGTACCAGAAACTCTGGAGACAATCGGAACAGCGCTAAAGACATTTTTCACGGAAACCGTGCCTGGGAAAGTAGAAGAAATATGGGACGGAGTTCTTGGATTCTTCACTGAGACAATACCAGGAGCAGTCAGTTCAATTTCCGATGGCATATCGGGATTTTTCTCTGGAATTAAGGACAAAGTGACTGGATTCTTTAGCGGTCTAAAAGACAAGGTGACTGGATTCCTAAGTGGTGCAGCAGAAAGCGCAAGTGCAGGGTATTCAGCAGCAACGGAGAAACACGCAGAGGGCGGTATTATGACAAGGCCACACGTCGGGCTTGTGGCTGAGGATGGTGCAGAGGCAATCATTCCATTATCCGGAAAACGCAGGAAACGTGGCATCAGCTTGTGGGAGAAAGCCGGTAAAATGCTTGGTGTCAGGCCATATGCAGAGGGTGGTATAGTTGGAATCATGGAGCCGGAAGATGATACGCCAGGCAAACCGAAAAATCCTGGTATCACAGATTGGCCAGAGCCAACAGATCCGGTTGACGATACGCCGGAGCCTGTCCCGGTACCAGTTCCGGTACCGGCTGGAGGAAATGGCAGCGGCATGAATGTCCCTGTCACAATACAAAATTTGACATTTGAAATAAATGTAAACGGCGGTGATGTGGCAGATACGCAGAGTCTCGTGGAAACCATCAGGGAAAACGTCCGTGGAATGACGGATGAAATTGCATACCAGCTGGCAACAGCAATCCAGCAGGTGTACGCCAATACACCAAAAGAATCATGGGGGTTATAGAATATGGACATTTATCTTACAAATCTCAAAACAAAGGATAGATTGAGGATTCCTATGCTCCCGGAGGAAATTACGGTAAAGAAGGCAAACCAGTTTGCAAGCTATAGCATTATCACAATCGGCGACGTCCGCATACCAAGCGGTACGTCGCTGGATAGTTTCAGCTGGACTGCAACCCTGCCAGGAAAGAAGCGGAAGAATGAGCCGTATGTCCGGGAATGGCGTAAACCAAATGAGATATACAAATGGATAACCAACCTAAAAGCAAAGAATGGCAAGCCGGTTAAGGCAAGGCTGATGATTACAGGGACGCCGATAAACTGTGATGTTTACCTGCAGGATTTCAGCCCAAAGCCGACAGGCGGATATGGTGATATTGAGTATAGCATTTCGCTGATCCAGGCCAAAGAAATCAAGGTAAAGAAAAGGGGGAAAGCCGAAAAGAAAAAAAGCAATAACAAGAAAAAGCTGAAAGATAAACCATCATCGGCACCGGAGCGCACATCCAAAACGAAAGCACAGACCTACAAAGTCAAGTCCGGAGACTGTCTCTGGAAGATAGCGCAGAGGGTTTATGGCAGTGGTTCACAGTATACGAAAATCTACAATGCCAATAAAAAGACCATAGGCAGCAACCCGAACAAAATATATCCTGGACAGGTGCTTACCATACCGTAAAGGGAAGGAGGGAGAAAAGTGAGTGTAGATGTTGCATTGTTACGCTATTATGTGGAGCTTGTGACGGAGACAGGTACGGTATACCAGATTGATCATGCCGTCCAGTCGCTCGGATGGGAAGAACAGGAAGGGCAGCTGGCACAAAAGGCGACACTCGACATAGAGGCTGACTGTAAGGTAGGAAGTAAAAGCCTCCGCTCCCTCCTAAAAATCAACTGTATTATACGGATTTATGCAAGCTGGGGAAATGGCAAGAAGAAACAGTTTGAAGGTACCATATGGGAGTGGAGTTTTACACGTTCCCAGAGCAGGGAGCTTTCCATCATAGTTTACGATCCGATGATACGGCTGCAGCAGAGCAAAGATTTCAAATATTTTACCAAAGGACATACTACCCCGGCCATCATCAAGAATATTTGTGGTGACTGGGGCATTTCTGTTTCTTACAAATGGGGGAAGCAGCTGACGCACAAGAAAAAAGTGTTTAACTGTGAAACCATAAGCGACATGATTATCAAGTTATTGGATGAGGTCAGGCAGCAGACCGGGAACCGGTATGTTACCAGGTACAAAGACGGGAAGCTGGAAATAGACGGGTACGGCCAGAATAAGGACGTGTACGAGTTCAAAGGCAAAAACACGATAAGCACAAGCGATAAGCTGAGTATGAATAATCTTGTGACAAGGGTAAAAATCATAGGAAAGGCAGACGACAAGGGGCGGTCAAGCGTGGATGCGGTGCTTGATGGCAAACTTAAATTTGGAGTGCTGCAGGAAGTCATACGCAGGGATGGCGACAAGGACATAGGGAAAGCGAAAGCAGAAGCAAAGCGGACGCTGAAAGAGCGGGGAAAGCCAGAAGAAAGCATTATGGTTACTGCTCCAGACCTTCCGTTTATGCGGAAAGGTGATGCCGTGGAAATGTCTGCAGGAAATTTGTCCGGAACTTTTTATGTCCTGGGCGTTTCCCATAATGCCGACACAAGGCAAATGACAATGACGCTCCTGCGGAAATCAGATGCATAGGAGGCATGGAGGAACGATGGGAAATGAGGGTATCAATAAGCTGGCCGGAGTATTGCAGGGCAGAATGCGGGACATGGGAGATAAGCCGCAGGTTCTTGACTTTGGCACGATACAGCCGGATATGAGCCTTCTTACGAACCGCTTTCCAAAGCCAGTACCGCAGGAGGATTATGTAGTATGCAGACAGCTGACATACAATCCGGCGAAACCGCTCACAATGAGCTGGTGGGCTGACGAGGCAAAATCTCCGGTTGCCGGATGGGAAGATGAAAACTGGAGAAAAAAAGACGGATGGCAGAAAAGCGACACAGATAAGCACAAAGCACCGGATGTCATACCGCCACATGGACACGGTACGAAAGGCGAGCATTACCACAGCGAAGATCCAGATGGAAAGCACTACCATGATATTTATGTTCCGGATAAAATGCGCTGGCTCAGGCCAGGCGACAGAGTTCTTGTTGCATGGGTAGGTGATGATCCGGTAGTGGTGGACTTGATTTATCCTGCAACGGTGATTGATCCACCATAAAAATAACTGACAGGGGGTTAGAAGCATGGCAGAACCATTATTTCCGGTTTTTGATGTCCCTTCCGAACTGGAAGATGAAGAAGAGCAGGAGTCAGAATATCTTCCTGCCCCAATGTGGGATGTGGAAACCGGTGATTTCGTGACGGACGGTGCAGGAAAAGCTCTCTATGGGAGCGGCTATGACGCATGGGTGCTGTGGTGTACCAAAGCGATTCTGACACAGAGATGGGCGCACGATGCGTACAACGACAATGAAGGGATAGAGGCAGAGGAAGCCTTTGCCGAACCGGACAGAGAGGCAGCAGAAAGCGCATTTGAACGCACGATAACGGAAGCCCTGCTTGCAGACCCGATGGAGCGCACTGTACAGGTGCGTGATTTTGAATTTACATGGGAGGCAGACAGCCTGTGGATAGAGTGCGTGGTGATCGGTACAGACGGAAACACGGCAAATATTACAGCAAAGCTGAACACATGACAAAGGAGGTGAACAGACAATGCCAGACGAATACGATTATCCATACGAACCGCCAGAGTTCCTGCAGGATCAGAGCGCCGACGAAATACACGAAAGGATGCTTGAAAATCTTCCGGATGACATTGATACAAGCCAGGGAAACATACCGTGGGATTTTACCAGGCCGTCCGCATTGGAAAAAGCAGAGTTTGTTGAGTTTACGCTGAACGAAACCATAAAGCTGATTTTCCCTCAGTGGTCCTATGATGAATGGCTGGATTATCACGGCGAAAAAGTAAACTGCATCCGCAAACCGGCAAATCCGGCAAGCGGAAAATTATCGGTTACTGGAGCGATTGGAACAGTGATACCGTCCGGCTACCAGTTCGCAACCCCGGCAGACCTTACGGCAAGCGTGATATTTGAGACAGTTGAATCTCATGTGCTGGAAGGAGAACCGGACAGCAGCGGACAGGTCACAAATAAAGTTGATATTCGGGCAGTAGATGGCGGGCAGCTCGGAAACGTAGCGGCAGACACTGTCAAATTGATGGTTACACCAATGAATGGCATCAGCTACATAACAAACCACGAAGCTATGAGCGGCGGCGTGGAGGTGGAAAAGGACGAGGATTACGTCATAAGGGTGCTGGACGCAATGCGGAGTGGCAGTTCCATGACAGGGTGCAATGCAGATTATATCCGGTGGGGCAAGGAAGTGTCAGCAGTAGGGCAGGTTATTGTGGATCCGGAGTGGAACGATCCTTCACTTCCGGAACATTTTCATTATGTGGACCAGCGGGGAAACGACAGATGCGCAGGGGCGGTACGGCTGATCATCATAGACAGCAACGGACTTCCGGCAAATCAGCAGATTCTTGATGCAGTCTACTTGCACATAGCAGGGACAGATGATCATGATCCAGCCAGACTGATGCCGGTAGGCGCACATCTGACTGTGCAGGCTCCAACAGGAATAAACATTGACATAGCGGCGACAGTACTGCTGGATGATGGCGAGAATATTGCCATTGTAAAGAAACGGTTCAAAGAAAATTTGACCGGCTACTGGCTGCAGGTTGGGAATGAGGCAACAAACGATTACACGGAACACACTGGCTACATACGGTGGGTACAGGTTGGGGCGGTGCTTGCAAAGACTGCGGGAGTAAAGGATTACACGGGGCTGACTGTGAACGGCGGCACGAGCAATATCGCCATCACACAAACGCAGTACCCGGTGACAGGGGAGGTGGCGCTGAATGTCCAAACCTGACCTTGACGGAATCATCCGCAGCCCATCAGCGAAAACATTCCTGCGGATGGTAACAAAAGGATTTTATGACAATTCCTATATCGGGCTGTGGATGTATGAAGTAATTGGCCGGGAATGGGATGAAATGAGGAAATGGGCCGAGGGGCTGAAAGATGAAATCAATCCCCAGACCTGCACATGGAGCATAGGAATATGGGAATGGGTATACGGAATTGAAACAGACGAATCCCTGCCAATCGAATACAGGCGGCAGAGAATCCTTGCAAAGATTATCGGAGTCCGGCCAATCAATCCGGAGGTAATCCGAAGGGGAGTGGCGGCACTGATGGGCGGAGAACTGGACGAGGTAGAGGTCAATAATTTTGTTGGTCCTTACCGCTTTGAAGTAATCCTGCACCCTTCGGGAAAATCGCCGTTCAATTACGTTAAGATTTTTGAGTATGTCCGGAAGATAAAGCCATCCCATTTGGCGTTTGAGGCAACCGTAGAAACAAAAGTGGATATCACAATAGAGATAGGCACAAGCTGGAATCTCGTTGGGTTTGGTCTGACAGGTCAGTACAACTGCGGGACACGTCCAAATATCAACACAAAGGGACGCTTGCACGACTTGTTTATTACGGTTGATGCAGAGGGGCTGGCGGCTGCAATCCGACCAGAAGTGGCAGGAACACTGTTTGCAAGCGGAAATATAGAGAACCCTCAGCGGATGCCGACACCAAGCACAAAATTCTCACAGACAGCGGCAGATGTAGCGGCTGAGATAGACAGCAAAGGATTTACTGCAATAGCTCCACAGACAGCGGAGGAAAGGAAAATCGGACAGTTCCCGGACACGCAGATTAAAGGCGGTTTGACCGACACAGAGATACTGGCAGAGGTAAGCGGAAAGGGAACGCCATTTAAGGCAGATCTGGCAGGAACCAAACCGCAGACACAGGTGCAGTTTAACCAGGGCAGAGCAGACGTAACCGCATATGTAGATACCAAAGGTTATCCATTCAAGTCTGATATGGCAGGAACAAAACCGCAGGAATCAGTCAAGGTAGCACATCGGGAAGTGATGGTTACAGAGGATATTGAGGCTGGAGCTTACCATGCATTATACTCTCCGGCGAAATCAACAGACAGCGAAACCGGACGCTATCCAGAAACACAGATAGTAGCAGGCAAGGCACAAGCAGAAATTGAACCGTATATCAGTGCAAAAGGTTTCTTGATATCGGATCCGGTGAAAGCCGGAACCAAACCGCAGACAGAAAAGACGCTGAATGAAAACGGCGCCATTATGCCAACGATTGAATCCGACAGTTACACAGTATCTTTCAGGATGTGTGGAACAGGCGTAACAAAGGAATCTTAGGGAAAGGAGGCAGAAATAGATGGGGATGCTTACAAGTGCGGCAATCAAAGGTTATAAGGAATACACGAAGGCGGAAATTGCCTATGCAAAGTATAAGGTAGGCAGCGCCTATTACCGGGCTGAAATCAAATCCAGGGAATACCTTGCGGACGGTAGGCTTGCAGTTAAAGTCATGATTGACCACCCGCAGCCTGGAAATCTTACCATTACAGAAATCCAGTTATATGACATCAACAACAACCTCTGGCTGCAAAAACCGGAGAACATCATGCGTGAGGATATGACAGCGGGAATTTTGTACCGCTTTACGTTTGACTTCCATGAAAATTAACGAAAGGGGGCGGGAAGTAAATGTACCAAAAGAATTTATGGCAGGATCATGTGGTTGAATATCCAAACAGGTTCAAAGAAACGGGTCTGGGAAATGGCCTGGTCGAAGAAGTTCCGGCGCCTGGGGAAATTATCCAGCAGGGGACTCCGCAGAGCGCAAGGAATTTCAACAACATGGAAGATGGGATCTTTCATGCAAACGAAATGGCGGATTTTCTTGTCCTTTTGATATTGAAGAACCAAAGGGGGCTGGAAACTGCAAATAAAACGGAGGAATCCCTTGCGTTCCAGATTGCACAGATACAGCGGGGGGAAGGGATTTTTGAAGCAAATGAAATGGCAGATTTCCTGGCAATCCAGATTATGCAGAATAAGAGAAAATTGGAAACAGTAAAAGGAGAAAACAGCAAAGTCAAGATGCTTAATTCCCAGACTTACCCATTTAACAGCAGTGGCTCAACGGTTGCCCTGGCAGTTCCAAGGGATACCACGGATTATTTCGTGACAGTTGAGGTGCTGGATGAGGTTGGAGGCAGCGCAGGCAATGTGACAGTTTATAATAAGCTGGCCAACGGTTTTAAGATTAAGTTTGACGGCAGCGCAAAAGAAGTGACCGTCCGTTATAACGTGACAGGAGGTGGCATTTGATGGCGGCAGTGATTATCAAAAGCGACGAGCGGAGGGCTGATACGGTCCGGACGCTTGCTGAGTATGGCATTGACTATAACAAAGCAACCAGTGAACAGCGGGAAATGGCAGAGCAGTTCAACGCCGATTTCAAACCGTTTGCAAAGGAATTTAGAAGAATGGAGGAAATGAGCAGATGAAAGTGATTTACAAGACGCCGGAGGCAAAAAAGAACCATCTGGAGTATGAGCTGGAGGAAACCAGGCTGACACTAAATGATGAACTGTCCGTAAAGCTGGACAAATACGAGAGGGACGAAGATGCACACCTTGACGTATGCGTAGACTGCTATGGCAATCTGGTACTTGGAGTAATTCCTGGGCTGGCTCAGAAATATGCAGCACAGATTGACATTCCAGCAAGGACGTACCACAACGAGGATTCCGGCAGGACAGACGAGGAAGGAGAACCGATTATTGTTCCGGTTCCGGATCCTTATGATTCAGAGAATACGACACTTACACTTTGGGAAATGGAGGTATAGGAGAAATGAAAGCAAATTTTGACAGTTTGAAACTGACCGTAGAGGGCATGAGCGGCGGCAAGAATACCATCCTTTTTGATGACATGGATATGCCGTCCATCATGGTAAAAGTCCCGCAGATGAAATTTTCTGACCTTATCACAGGTGGAACGCAGGATGTACATGATGCGTTTATCTGCAATGAGGTAACACACGATACCATCTATATTGGCAAATACCTGTCTGTGGTAGTAAATGGCAGAGCTTACAGCCTTGCAGGAAAAGATCCGGCAGTCAATATGAATTTTGACCAGGCAAGGGCGTATAACAGGGCGAAAGGCAACGGCTGGCATCTGCCAACCAATGCGCTGTATGCGGCAATCGCCTTGTGGAGCAAGGCAAACGGAACACAGCCTCATGGAAATACGAACTACGGAGCAGACCATGCGAAATCCTACGAAAAGGGAATCCCAAGCTGCAGCAGGGATGGCAGCGGAAGAATCCAGAGAACGGCAACCGGAAGCGGCCCAGACAGCTGGTACCATGATTATAACAGCGCTACTGGAATTGCTGACCCTTGTGGTGATGTATGGGAGTGGGCTGGCGGTATGCGGCTGGTTGACGGAGAAATCCAGGTGATTCCATACGGCAATGCAATGGCTGACATTTACGGAGATACAAAGGATATCCAGGCAGCAAACAGCACGCTTTGGAAAGCGCTTGATGCCAGTGGAAATTTTGTTGCACCAGGAACGGCTGGCAGTTTGAAATATGATTATGTATCTGCTCCAGGTGCAAGCGGTGGCAGCAAAGACTTCCAGCTTATATCAGGAAACCTTGCAAATAAGCAGACAGTAGAAGCCCCATATGCTGATAAGGCTTTCTGGAGCGTGGCAGCGAAAAGCGGTCTGACTGTTCCAGCAAGGGTAAAAGCACTTGGCCTTATGCCAGATGGTGATGCAAACGCTTATGATAACAGAGGGCATATGTGGATGCGAAATCTCGGCGAGCGTTTGCCGGTTCGTGGGGGCCGCTGGGGAGACGGCGCCAATGCGGGCGTGTTCAGTCTGTACTTGGGCGGCCCTCGGTCGATCTCCCGCGGCGACGTCGGCTTTCGCTCCGCTTTTGTAGAACTGTAAACTGAAAACTGTTTCCTGTGAGGCGAACGGTAGTGAGCCTTTATTTTTAGACAGCCGTAATGTGGAGATTAAAGCCAATACATTTCGGCTGTCATTTTTTCGGGAGGTAAATCATGGCAAAGGATGAAGAAAAGAAAGAGCCGACGCTGCTTAAAATCCAGGATATGATAGAGTATACGTTTCCTCAAATTGACAAATTTCCGAGGCCGGAAAAAAGTTACGAGGGAATGGCTACCAGGCTGAAAGGCATCATGGCAAGAATGGCGGGCCACTGTATAGATACACAGAAATGTTATTACGCCAAATCCCTGTTGAAACAACTGGATGAACTTGACAAGGAAATTCAGCATTGCAAATTTTGGGTGAAGGTAGCGTATAGGACAAAGCTCTTTTCATTCACGAATTTTGAAGTGATAAATGACTACCTCACGCAGATAGGCAAAATGACCGGCAGCTGGATGAATACAGTGAGAGAAGCAGAGAAAAAAGAAGGATATAACAGAAAATAATACAACTGAAACTTCGGGAATGGGCTACTGCGTTTGCCGATTCGTGGGGGCAACTGGAACAATGGTGCCAATGCGGGCGTGTTCAGTCTGAACTTGAACAACCCTCGGTCGAACTCCAACGGCAACATCGGCTTTCGCTCCGCTCTACCCTCATATGCCGGATCAGCAGGGCGCCTACGGACTTCCTGCCAGTGCGAGGGGATAAAGGAGTCTATTTCCGCTCCGGGCTGCAAGGCAGGAGAAAAACTGGTACCGTTCGTGGTTGGGCGGTGCTGCCCTTTGAGGAGCCAAACAAATCTTAGGGCAACTATGGACGCTGCAAGTAGTCGGGAAATGCTGACAAAAGCCGCAACACATAGAGGGAGATACGATGAAAATAAAGAATGTGTTCGACATTATCTTTTCAATGGAAAACCTATACGGTGCGTTGGAAGATGCGTCCAGAGGAAGGAGATACCAGAACGATGTTCTGGAATTTAACGCTGACGCTTGGGAGAATCTGAAAGCGCTGAGAGAAGAAATCCTCAGTGGAACATATGGAATAGAGAGGTATTACATTTTCTATATCCATGAGCCAAAGCTGAGGATGATAATGTCGATTGCTTTTAAGCACCGTGTTGTCCAATGGGCTATATATCGGGTAATAAATCCGATGCTTGTGCCGGGGTATATCAGGGATAGTTATGGGTGTATCCCCGGCAGGGGTAGCCTTAGCGCAATGAAAAGACTGAAATACTGGCTGGAACAGGCTGACCGCAGGGAAGGCGAAAGCTGGTATTATTTGAAACTTGACATAAGCAAATACTTTTATCGGGTGTCGCACAGGATATTGAAAAAAATCCTGGCAAAAAAGATTAAGGATAAACGGCTGTTGGAAGTGTTGTATACGGTCATTGACTGCAGGCATACGCCGTTTGGTCTGCCACCAGGGAAGAAACCAGAGGAAGTGCCGCTGGAGGAAAGGCTTTATGATGTGGGTATGCCGATTGGAAACCTACTTAGCCAGATGTTTGCAAATATCTATCTGGATGTGTTGGATCAATTCTGCAAGAGAACTCTCGGCATCCGTCATTATGTACGGTATATGGACGACATAATTATTTTGAGTAACAGCAAAGCTCAGTTAAGAGGATGGAAAGACCGGGTTGGGCTGTTTTTGGAGTCTGAACTGGAATTGAATTTAAACAATAAGACCTGCATCCGTCCGATAGGGCAGGGCATTGAATTTGTCGGATATAGGGTATGGGCTGGCAGGGTAGTTCTCAGAAAGAGTACAACGCTTAGGATTAAGCGGTGCCTAAAGGGAATCCGGAAATTATATTCGCAGGAGAAAATACCACTGCAGAAAGCCACGGAAAGTTTTATCTGCTATATTGCCATGCTGAAACATACGGACAGCAAGGCTTTGGTTGATAAATTGTATGAAGATATGGTGCTTGTCAAAGGAGACAGAAATGAAAATAAAGAAGAAGGAGAATTTGTTCCGGTGTTCCCACAAGAGGAACTGCCAGTGTGCGATGAAGTTTTCGGAATGTACGAAGGTATGCCGCTGGCATGGCAAGTGTGAAAACTGCCTTGACTACCACATTCCTGCAGGACAATATCCATGCAATAGATGTGAGTTTTTGAGGATAGATCTGAGGCCACCAAAAGAAAGGGCGGCTTTTCTTATGCAGAAGGAGGTGAGATAGTGGATATTTTGGAAAT